TCGGTGTTTTATGGTTAATCTCGGTTGGAATGTCCGGGCTCTTGTTGACGATAATGTCCAGCCTAAACCAGATCCGTACCAAGCCACGTTCGTTTTTTCGCCAAGAATAAGCGGCTTTCGGTAATGTTCCCACTGCCAATTACAACCTGGCTAAAACTAGGCGCCGTGGCAATCACGGCGGCCCTCTTTTGGTACATGGGGTACAGCTTTGAAGCCGCCCGCTTTGACCGCTACAAGGCCGCACAAGCCGCCGAGACCCGCACCAAGGAAAAAGAATACCAGGTCGCGGCAGACAAAATAGAGAAAGAAAAAAATGCTCAAATCGCTGATATTAACTCTAGGCTCGCTGACGCTATTAGTGAGCTGCGTAAACGTCCCAGTAGATCCGACAAAACCCCAAATAAACAAAGTTGCAGTGGGTCCAGCCTTTACGCCGAGGATGCAGAGTTTCTTGTCCGGGAAGCTGCCCGAGCCGATCAAATCCGCGCAGGACTAATGGCCTGCTACCAACAGTACGATTCCATAAAATAAACCCCAATTTGCATTAGTATATGCAAAGTAAGGAGTAAAAATGAAAAAGGTATTATCGGTAGTACTCTGGGTCATAGGCGCTATAGCCGTTATTCACCAGACAAACGACTACACACACATCGAGGAAAACATCTTGGCAATTACTCAGTCAACCCTGGCATACATCAAGGATGAAGAGGGTGTCAGAAACAAGGCATATAAAGACTCTAAGGGCCTATGGACCATTGGAGTGGGTCACCTCATTAAAAGCGATGAGACCCACCTACTTACCAAAACACTCACAGACGAAGAGGTAGATGAGCTCCTCAGAAGCGATTTAAGGTGGTGTAGCGAGGCCGTTGAGAGCTCGGTGAAGGTACCCCTAAGCCAAGACCAATTTGACGCCCTGTACAGCCTTTGCTTCAATATTGGAGGCCCTAACTTTAAGCGTTCGACTGTAGTCCGTAGGTTAAACCAAAGTGACTACCAAGGTGCGGCAGACGCCATCCTCATGTGGAACAAACCGCCCGAATTAATGAAGCGCCGCCGTCGTGAGCGTGACCTGTTTTTAGCTGGTTTATAAGGGCGTAAAAGCCATCTTTTTTGCATTAGTGTATATAGAACATCAACAAAGGAATCATCATGGAAGGCTTCAAAAAACTACCTAAGGGCGTATCTTGCTTCAAAGAAGGCGGATCTGTAGCCTATAAATCTCGTCACTCTGAAAAGTCAGAGATGAAGGACGACGTTGCCCAAGATAAAAAGATCGTTAAAAAGGCTGTTAAAATGCACGACGATCAGTTGCACGAGGGCAAAAATACTGACCTAGCCAAGTTAAAATGTGGCGGCCGCGCTAAGAAGGCAAGGGGCACCGTAAAGAAATTTGACAAGGCAAGCGGCGAGTACGGCGCCAAGAAAACTGACGAGGACATCAAGCGGATTGAAGGTGCTAAAAACTTTAAGCCTAAGAAAATGGCAGACGGCGGTATGACCGGCCCAGCTATGGCAGGACCAGCTGCCGGCGTACCATCTGCCCCCATGGGTAACGTTGACGCTAAGTTGGCGATGATGGAAAAGAAGCGCCAGATGGAAAAGATGAAGCGCGCCAGTATGTTAGACCCAGCACAACAGGGTGAATTGATTTCACAAGACCCAAGGGCTGCCGGCTTATCTAGCTACAAAAAGGGCGGAAAGGCCTGCAAGTAATGCCAATTAAGTCTAAAGCACAACAGGGCGCGATGTACGCCGCGGCGGCAGGCAAGTCAACCATTGGCATCCCTAAAAAAGTTGGCAAAGAGTTTGTCAAGGCTGGCCCTGCATCTAAAAATTTACCAAACAAAGTACAAAAGCGAGCCGCTGGCCGCGGGAGATAATCTGTGGCATACTCTGGCACATACAACCAAACTAAGGTCAACGTAGACCAACTCATCTCATACGCCTACCGCGATGCCGGTAAGACATCGGAAGAAATGACACCTGAGTATGTACAGGCGGGCAAACAGGCTCTTTTTTACATACTTCAAAACTCAGCCAATCGCGGTATTAATATCTGGCTTCAAGAGATTGTAGTACTTGGCGCTAAGACAAACCAACAAGTACTTCCAATGCCTGCCAACACAGTGGATGTGTTAGAGGCTAACTGGATATACATTATCAATCCGTCAATATCCGAAGCGCTTCCAATTGACAACGTTGACTCATACAGTTTGTTTGACCAAAGCAGTAACTCTGATCTGGCAATGCACGCAACCAGCACACTGGGAGAAAACTATTTTGGTGCGTCGTATCAACAAGCCACTAGATTGTTTTACGTTGGATTTAACGCCTATGCACCCACCGGTACAGCCACGTACACATTAGACTTTGAAGTCAGTAACGATGGTATTAACTGGACCGTATGGGAATCATTCCCATCTACTACTTTGGCAGACCTTGAATGGAAGTATTTTCCAATCAACACAACTCAAGCCTTTTTGTATTACAGGCTTAGTAACCGTGACACACTAAACACATTCTCGTTGCGTGCAATTCAATTTGCGCAGTCACAACAAGTTATCCCATTGGCGCGCCTTAATCGTACAGATTATTTCTCACTGCCAAACAAACAATTCCCAAGCCAACGCTCACTGCAGTACTGGTTTAATCGTCAGATTGATCCAGAGATGTATCTATGGCCAGTCCCGAATAATAACTTTCAAGCATTCTCTTTAATTATTGAACGTCAACCACAAGACGTTGGTTCGCTGACTAACGAGCTGTATATGCCAGATCGTGTGCTACCTTACTTTCAAGCGGCGTTGTCTCACAGGTTAGCTATGCAGTTACCTAGTGTTGATCTACAACGCGTTGCTTACTTGGAAAAGTTGGCCTTGGACGCACGCACACAATTTGAAGAAGAAGATCGCGACAAGTCACCTATCTACTTCCAACCAAATATTTCTTACTACACAAGATGACCACAGCCTACATTCAAACGTATGACAACCTTGTGCTGGACATTCAGCAATACATGGAACGTGACGACGCGGACTTTGTCGCTCAGATTCCAACTTTAATTGGATTAGCTGAGTCTGCGATTGCTGCAGAATTAAAGTCACTGCTGCAGTTAGTTGTTGTAGAGACTAACTTAATAACCGGCGACCCTGTGCTTATTAAGCCAACACGCTGGAGAAAAACGGTCTCTATGAAGATTAACGGCGCGCCCGTTGTAATGCGCTCCCAAGACTATATTTCACAATACTTGTCTGAGTCTGATCCCGGTTTACCTAAGTTTTATGCCGAGTATGACTACAACAATTGGAACTTTGCGCCAGAGCCGGACCAAGACTATCCAGTGGAGATTATTTACTACAGCCTAGTTCAACCATTAGACTCAACAAATCAAACCAATTTGTTTACTCAAGTTGCGCCTCAGGCGATGTTATTTGGCGCGCTATTACAAGCTCAAGGCTACTTAAAGGCGCTTGATAAATTACCAGTGTGGAAGGCGTACTACACAGACTGTATCGCTGCACTGAAGAAAGAAGATAACTCACGTCGTATTGATCGTAATACTAGCGTACAGGAGCCTTAATCAATGCCGACCTTTGTATCGCCATTTACCGGTGACGTTGTCCAACAGACAGACGTATCTTATCTCCCTCTAAATTTTAGTGCAGACGTAAACTTACAATGGCCTGCAACCGTAAACGGGCAAGAAGTTCCTGCGTCCCGCATTATGGACTGTGTGGCCTCTACCAGCGGACTATCTATTAGTCTGCCCCCCGGCGGTCAAGGATCACTTGGCACAGACATTCTATTTCGCAACCTGGGCTCAGAGTCATTTGTAGTTGTAGATTACTCCGGAGATTCTTCTGTAATTGTTGAGTCCGGTGTATCTAAGTATTTTTACCTTGTAGACAACTCTACAACGGACGGCCTTTGGGAAAATGTAACATTTGGAACCGGCACATCTTCCGCCGATGCCGCGTCACTTCAAGGTGCGGGCCTTACCACACTCGCTGGTAAGTTAGCCGTAACACAAAACCCAATAACTATTTCGTCTGCGCCTACAGTTACAGATGCCGACCGTGCTGAGACATTTGTCTGGACCGGCGGTAACGGTACGTTTACATTACCAGAAGCTGGTGACTTAACCGCAGGTTGGTTTATTAGTTTTAGAAATAATGGCTCCGGGACATTAACGTTTGTTGGTTCTAGTGGTGCCCAAATTAACAACAAGCCAAATATTTCTGTTAATCCAGATGACTCTGGTATTTTAATGTTTCAAGCGTCAACCGGTAACTTTTTTACCGTTGGACTGTCATCACCAACCAATGTAACATTTACATCTGCAACGTATGACGTTGATAATATTGTGGGTGGTAC